CGTAGCACGTGACTCTTCTACAATGTCAAACTCCTCCTGGATAACTTCTCCAGACTGGCGATTAAGAATTTCAATCGCATCGCGCAACTGAACGTTGTCGATTAAGTATTGACGATAAATAGAAGTAACTTCTCTGGTCGTACTCAACGGCCAGGTGAACTTAGCTTCCAACGAGGTGTCCGCAAAGGACACTCCCCTGGTCACACCGCCCGAATGGGTAGCGTGATCAGCTAACTCACCCCAGGTAATATCCCTTAGTACCCATCTGCATAAAGCAGCGGCACGACGGATCGCAAGATCCGTGGGATGAAGGAGGTGTGCAGGCATGTCGCAAGGGACCGAAAGTTTTTCGTTAACTTCACGCATGCGTGCGTTCGTCTCGAGGAAAGCTGTAAAAGCCTCCTCTTGAAGAACCTCCTTCGAATTACCAACAAAAGGGTCGTATTTTTTAAGACACGATTCCTTCTGGGTTATCGAATAAAACCGTTGAAGCTCGTTAGGACCTCCGTACAACTGTGTGGATGTCCCCAAGTCACGATTTAGGGTCTGACTAATAGCTGTCGCTATTTCATCAGGATTAAAGAACGGTTTCCGTTTCTTTATTGTGTGCTTCTTCATTTTCATGTTGGACTTCTCCATCAATGATAATGCTACCACCCGCGGGACATCCTCTTTCGAGAATGACCCCCTCGTCAACATCTGGCTCGAGAGTGTTACACACCCTCTCACCGTAGATGTTGTGCTCTCTTGCGTATGCGTCGACCGCCTCGTTTGTACTGCAACCAGCCATAAAGGCCAGAAGCAGTATCATCCCTATTAACAGGATGCCGTAGGTGATAAACGCACAAGGTACTATGTGATTTTGTTTCACATCACTTCCCCTACGCGATGGAGCCCTGGGTAAAGATGCCATCGAAATCAGCATCTGACGCGTAGTGACCCAGCATACCACGAAGGTATGCAACGTCGCCAGCAGTTGTCCCCGGGTCGTAAGACCAGTAGACAGACATGCTGTTACGCGTATAATTTCCATTAGCCAACAGAATAGGCATATGGAATACCAGTGAGTTGCGTTGCTGCGTATACCCATTCGGGCTAGCAGCGTTTGCAACGGGTTGTTTGCTGGTTGCGAACAAGGTCTTTCTCAAGATCAGATCCGCACTATCAGCAACATAAAGCTCGTTCTTTCCCGGCGCTGAGCCGAGTGAAACGAGATAGGTAGAAACACCCCCTGAAGGGGCGTAAGTCGCACCAATTGGTACTTGTCCACTCGATAGTGGCATGATGTACTCCTTTAATCTCGAACTTTCGAGATGTGGGTTGGTTGTCCGCGTAAATACGACCACAGTAATGCGGCCGTGTCGGCGAACTTTTCAGATGTGTCAATCAAACCTTCCAGCCGGACATAGTCCGGAAACAGGTCGGTAAAGACTGGCTCCCAGGTTTGCCTATTATATGACTCCGTCGTTTTCACGATTGTGTCTGTATAGGCTTCCTGCACGGACTCGACTATTGGGGAAACATGACCTATCCAGGTTATGGTCTCAATTGTGTCTACCTTTGTGGTAGTCCACGCGCCGAGTATCGTCAGGTTGGGGTCTAAGAAAGACGACAAGCCTCGCATTGTCTGCGAGAGATTGTACATCCTATCTACCATAAAACTCAAGGGCAGGATTGCCCACAGAGTCTCAGGTATATCTTTAAACCTCAAACCGTACTTATAGCGCCAATCCACAATGGGATTGTCGACTTCGTACCAGATCCCTGCATGCACCGACGTCTCTTGCGAGATAGTCGATGAGGACTCCCAGGTGATTCTCACGCCTTGATTGACGTGATGTTCCGAATGATCGGAACCACCTCGGGCCAATCGTCTTTTCGGACGAATGGGATCTTTTACCATGAAGCTTTCGATTGCATCATGGATGGAACGATAAAGCGGTCGAACAGCAAACTGGTGTTCCAAGTAGGCCGACGCGGTTGCGTCAGCCAACGAAAGGAACCTCTGGCGTGCTGATTGCCGAGTAGCTTGCTCCCTTATCAGCTTGATAAGGTCGCGAAGCGATGCCCAAGGTCTTTGAACGAATCTAAAGACCTCACGCATTTCGGCAATATCTTCCGCAAATGAGTACGGCGATCTATCAAGGTTGCCAAATGCTTGAAGCTTGGCAGCTTGTACCAGGTCATGCGGTGGCCCCTCCAAGACTGGAGGAGCTTGCATGTACCCTGGGTAACGCAGGATTTGCATTGCTGTTAATCCTGGACCACGTTCGATATGAACGTCGCCGTTGGTTCGGGTCCATTGGTATGAACCCTCACCGACCGTCTTGATAGATTCTTTAACATGCACACAAGGATTGGTAATAATTTCACCATCCGCAGAGCGAGAAGCGAATTTCTCGGTGACAACGTCATCGATAGTTTCCACTTCATGCGCCAGCAGCACGTCATATTCGACGGGCGCTGGTGGAGGTTGACCGAAGTGTATGGTCTGCTCCGTCGCAATTGCTCTTTTCTCTTGGACATTTGTCCGCGATCTTGAACGGTTAGTTACTGTTGTGGACATTTCAGTCCTCTCCTGTGATTATGCCTAAAGATCATGAAAGCTTCCTGCGTACCAACCTCCCTTTCGGGACTAGGTACTCTGCAACGGTCCTTCCTCCCAGAATGGGGCACCCACAATTGAAAGACTGTGGTATGTAGGGGTTTCAAAGCCCTAAGTCAGGACCGTCTCTGTCGCTGTCACTCGATTTTGATCTCGAGAGTACACCTTCGTCTCTGTAATTACAAGACT